AAATCATCGAAGAGCTACAAGACACAGACCTAATGGAGCTTGAAAGCGCAATAAAAGCCAATGGCACGCGAACTAACAAATAGACAAAAAAGGTTTATCCAAGAGTATAGAATCGACAGTAACGCCACTCAGGCAGCAATACGGGCAGGTTATGAGAAAAAGAGCGCCAGAGTATCAGGCCATAACTGTATAACCAATTATAACATAAAGCAGGCCATAGCCAAAGAAAGGCAGGTATTTGCCGAGAAAACAGGGATTACAGTAGCTTACATCCAGTCCGAACACCAGCGATTAGCGGCTTTGGCTGAGGCTAAGGGCGATGTTGGCGTTGCCACGAGGAATAAAGAGCTTTTAGGCAAAACCATAGGCGCATATATGGAAAAGCAGGTCATAATCGATGATATTGAGGTTATGACGGACGCTGAAGAGGCTGAGGCCAGGCGTATTGCGGGTTTATTGATGGATAAGGGGTTGGGATTGAGGGCAGGATAATATATAAGGACAAGAATAAGCAGAAGGCGGCCAACAGAAGGGCGCAAGCCAAGTTCAAAGCCCAGCTAAAAGGTATTACCTCGGGTATTACTAATGAGGGTATTACTGATAGGGTATTACCGGCCAAGGTTAAGACCTTTGCGGACTTGCCGGACGATGTTCAAGCAGCCATATTAAGAGAACCAGAGAATGAGCGAGCAGTCAGGACAGAACGGGCGTTGCATTATCAGGAATTGTTTAGTGAAGACACGCAAGGTGCAGACCTTGAGCGCTGCCAGTATTGTGGCCAGATGTTACCCGTCTTGCAAAAACCGAGGCGATGGTTTGGTGCTTGCCAAAAGTGTGTGACGGAGCAGCCAATGAAACGGGGTAATTCTTATACTCCGGAGTTCACAGGCACGATGACAACCTTTGAGCGCGAACATTACAGGCCAGCCAGCCAGTTAGCCAAGGGTGAATACAATCCGGTTAGCAGGTCGGGAAGCAATGAACAAACAGGCCAAGAATGACTAACGAAGTAGTTGAACATTTAATTGTAGATGGGAAAAAGTATTATGTAATGTTTACACATCCCCATCTGGGGTTAAAGGTGTTGGGGACTCGTTGGAAATATAAAAACGCTCGACACATAGAGCGTTACAATCGCTGGGCTAAATCACAAAGGAAGCCACCGTATGCTGAATCGATTGGAGAATTGGGGACACTGGAAGGTGTAACACTTAAAGCGAGCACGGGATGGCCGTCAAGCCGTCCAGTAGGCCGGTGGGCTTGAGATAATGGACAAGGGGCAAGATTGTGCCACAGGAAAGGCAAAGCCCCCCCAACGGGCGGGTGGCATTGATATGACAGTATGCTCTTAAATGTCGGTTGATTTTGGGAAGGTGTTAAGATGGGTAAGATATGATTAAAATGCCCAAAGACTACGAGCCGAGAGGCGTAGCAAGGTTGCCCAGCGAGCAGGTTTGTTATTTATGTGGTGAAGCAAAGTCTTGGTATAGGGATTGGGCTTATACTGGATGGGAAGAACCAGATGATTTTTCGTATCCCGACAACGAGTTCCAGGATTTTTATTTATGTAATGACGATTGTTGTCGCAGTCGAGAACATGAGGAAAGTTTTGGCGGTTTAATTTATAAAATTAAGTAGTTAAGGTGTTAAGATAGGCAAGGATAGGAGAGAAAATGGAATATACCAGTGATATTACGGAAGAGGAGTTGGGCGTTAATGAGTCGATTTTGCTTGTTTTGTTAAGGGAGGCCAGGTTGAGTGATGCCAGGCGCATTTTTGCTGGTTTAAGGCGTCCCAGTAAGTTACACAGGGGACTTTTGCAGGATTTATGTGATATTCGTACAAGGCGGTCTGATTTTAACAAGGCATTAAAGTAATTGGGCGTTGCAGGTTATGGGCAGGGCAAAAGTTATTTCGCAAGGCCGAGTAGTTGGGATGAAACGAACAAAGATTATAGATGTAAATAATGGTGATGGTTTATGTTTTAAGGATGGTCAGCATTTTTATTTAACTTGCTGTGATTGCAATTTAACACACAAAATCACAACTAAAGTTACTAAAAAGAGTGAGGCGACGATATTTATTAGCAGGGACGATAGAAGGACAAACCAGAAAAGAAGAAGGGCGAAAGAGTCAGGAGGGCGGTTTGACAAGGAGTAGCAGTTGGGGGATTATGAAAAAAAAAGAAGCAATTTGTATGTTTTGTCCTAAATGTGGGTATAAACCGATACAGGATGAAAAGAAAAGCACTAATCAGTGGAATGTTTATGATGCAAAATGTTCTAAGTGCAAGACCCGATTAGATATAAAAATGGTAAAAACTGAGTAGTTGAGGGATTAAGATAGGTAAGGGCCATAGAGACAACCATAGGGCGAGATTGAAGCGTGGTGAGGTAGCATTTGCCAAGAAGGCGAAGAGGCGTGCAAGGCGTAATCGTATTGCCAATAGGGGTGTGTTGGATGGGAATTGAGTAGTTGAGGGATTTATGGTAAGGTTATGATAGAACCTATAATAATCTACATATTATCGGAAATTCTTACTAATCCGCCGACCAAATGGCAGCGAATTAAGAATAGATTACGTTTTTGGTTGTTTAGGGTAGGTTATTAAGAGGGAAAGCAATGGAAGACAAGTTGCTTGAGGAGTTCAAGGAGATTAAGGAGTTGAAGCGGGGCGTATGCCCTTATTGCGGCCGGTGTCCGGTTTGCGGCAGGCCGGAGGTGGCCTTAACACCTTATTATCCAGACCCTTATCGGGATTGGTCTCCAACGACCACTTTTTATCGAGGTTATCCTCATTTTTATTCATTCTGCAGTTGGTCGTTGGTAGGTGGCGATGTCAGTTAAAACTCACAAATTCAACGGGGTTAAATATAAAATCTCTTATGCTGCCCAAATAGATGGCATTTGCGATTACGAGGGTAAAGAACTCACAGAATTGTGTGGCAACGGCCTTGGGGTGTTGGGTTCGGTGCTTGAGGAGGGTATGCACGCTATGAACATACCGGACAAGTTTTTGCACAAGCCCAAAAGTAAGGTTAGGCCAGGGCAGAGTTGTAGCAAGGTGGATGATTTAGCAAGATTTCTTTGGCGATTAGGTTATAGGAAGAAACAGGTTAGGAGATAGCGGCGGTTTAAGTGGTTGAGGGCAGGACGGGCGTCCTAATGGGTTGGGTTACCTGCCGCAATAGAAATGGAAATACATCCGATTACAGCCGACCACGGCATTTTATTAGGTCTTGGTGATGACGACCACGAGCAGTATTTGCTTGCGGACGGCACGAGGGATTTGGCTGGCGCTTGGGATATGGGCAGCCAAGCCCTTACGAATGTCAACGTAGATGGTGGTACGGTGGACAATGTGGCTCTTGGTGCTACTTGTACGCAGGCCGAATGGGATGCGGCTTATGCTCATATTTCAGCTACTGGGGCACAACACAGTTACATAGACCAGGCAGTTTTAACAACGTCAAGTCCTACGTTTGAAAGGGTTAATCTTCTTGATGCCGATGCTGATGCTACGGTAAAAATGCAGACGGGAGTTGCTGTTGATTTTCCTATTCCTGTTTCTCCCGGTTCGGCTTCCGAAGGAACTATTGTAGATAACCTCAATCCCTGGAACAATCCAACTAATATAATAGCCGGAGCTGGGTTTGCTGATTGCACCGTTGATGAGGCCATTTCTGATGATTTACGTGCTTATAATTTTAATTTTGATACTGCCGAGTTTTATCCAGTTCCTGCCGATGCAACTATTACAGGAATTGAAGTTCAAATAAGTAGAAAAGCAAGTCAAACCAGTTCCGTCAGGGACGAGAGCATCAGATTAGTTAATGGAGATGGAAATGTTGTTGGAGATAATAAGAAGAGCGCTACCTACTGGCCAAGCACAGACACATGGGCAACTTATGGTGGTGCTGGTGATATGTGGGGAACAAGTTTAACTGCAGCGGATATTAGAGATAGTGATTTTGGGGTTGATATTCTAATAGAAACTTATACCTCTGAAGAACTTGAAACTGGCTATGTTTATTGGGTAAGAATTTTAGTTTATTTTACCCGAGTTACTTATTTCACGGCTGGTATTGATGAGACGGATTTATCTTATAAAATATCTTACAATTCAGTTTTAGGTGGAACTGATAGGATCGTTATAGACCCTGATGGCAATACGAAAATAGGGGATGGGACAAACCAGGCGGAAATCAGTTCAAGTGGAGATTTAACTTTTGTTGGTAGTGCCGGTTTGGCTTTTGGATGTCTTGATGGAATAGATGAAACAGTAGTCTGTACAGTCCAGAACACGTGGTATCAAGTTACATTTGATACTGCTGGGCCTGTAAATAATGTTGAAGCAGACATTGTAAATAATGAATTACAAGTTACTTATGAAGGAATATACCAAGTAGGAGTAACTGCGTGTTTTCATTCAAATCCGTCTGCTGATTTTGAATTATTAGTGAAAAAGACCGATGGGACAGTAGATTTAGCACCCCACCTTTTTCAAACGACAGCCTTTGCCAACAAAGTTGAAAATACGGCGGGGTATTGTTTAATAGATATAAATGCAGGTGATAGAGTGGAATTGTGGGTTAGATGCACAAGTGGAACAACAAGTGCAGTCTTTGACCACATTAGTTTAATTATTACTCAAATAGGTGGAACATAAAAGAAGAAGAAAAAAAGGCGACTTTAACCCCGAAACGAGCAAGGACCGTTAATGCTGCTTATTGGGCGCAGTATTACAAGATACAGTTGCAGGCGGCGAAGTTTTCGTTTGATAATCACGAATACCAGAGAGAGCCGATGGAATATGCCGGTAGAAGGATTTGCTATATTAAGGCAAGGTCTTCATTTGGTGCAACTACTACAGAGGGTTTGAAAGATTTGTGGGGTATGATTCATGGCAGGTATAAGATGGGCGTAGCCCACGTCTTCCCAACGAGCGATGAAGTTAGGGATTTCAGTAAATCCTTTTTTAACCCTTTAATACAGAATAATCCTGCCACAATAGGCAATTATGTTAGGGACACCGATACGGCCTCTTTGAAGAAAGTCAGGGACGCCTTTTTATACCTTCGGGGGGGCAGATTGAGTCAAAAACTCGGCGAGTCCGACGAGGACACATCCAGTAAGACGGCGGGTTTTTACGTTGACAGGGTGGTTTATGACGAAACTGACTTTATGGATGCGTCCGTAATTGAAAAGTTGAAAGGTGCGATGTATCACAGTCCCATTAAAGAAGAGGTTTATTTAGGCAATCCAAGCCACGAGGATTACGGTATAGACTCCATTTTCAAACAATCCGACCAGCGATATTGGTTTAGAAAATGTGATTGTGGTGAACGGACTTGTGCGGAGAAGTCTTTTCCGAATTGCGTTAAGGAACGTTCTAACGGAACGGGTTATATCGCTTGTAACAAATGCGGCAGGGAATTATCAATTTGGCCTGGCGAGTGGGTAGCTGATTATCCTGACAAAAGTAATTATATGTACGGTTATCATTTGAGTCGTCTCACCAATATCTACACCGACCCTATGGACGTTTTGAGGGATTTTAACGACCCGCCCAACGGTGATTTAACAGACGTTTACAGATTACAATTAGGAAGGGCGTATTCCTCCGAAAGCGACAAGTTGAGGAAATCCGATGTTTTGGCTTGTTGTGGAAGAGATATAATGGACACAAGGAGTTTGGGACCTTGTGCAATGGGCGTTGACGTTGGAATAATTAAGCACGTTGTTATAGGCGTTAAAATTGACAATGAGAGATACGAAATTGTTAAGGTTGCCAGATGTAAGGATTTCGGTGAGATACACGATTTAGCCAAAAGGTTTAATGTTAAATCTGCGGTTGTTGACCGTGGCCCCGATATTGACGCTGCCGGTCAATTTCAGAAACAGGAGAGGTTCAAGGTTTATTTAAGTATTTATTCCGATACTCAGCCACAGGAAGCAATTTGGAATGATAATACCGGAATTGTTAAGGTCAATCGCACGGGAATTTTTGACGCTACGCACAGATTAGTAAAAGATGGCAAACTTATTTTTCCGAGGCAAAACCCCGACGTAGAGCAGTTTGCCGTTCAATGCTGTAATTGCGCAAGGTTCGAGGAAAAGAATAAAAGGACTAAGCAGGCCGTTTTCAGATACAGGGACACCGGCGATAAGAAGATTGGCGCACATTACAGAAATGCATTGAATTACTTTTTAATGGCCGCTTCCGGTTGGAAAATAGCGACAGTTAAGAGTAACAAGAACAGACAGACTGAGGCGATAAGCGATTATGTGAGAACATAAAAGAAAGGCAGGATAACATCATAGGCAGTTTATTTTCAAAGCCAAAATCAGTTAAAGCTCCTCCCGTTCCGGCTCCAGCCCCAATTCCCGAAGTTAGCGGCGAAGTTGGGGACGAGGCGATGCGAAAGGCCATTGCGAGGAGTGGCAGAAGAAAAACGATTATAACCGGAAGTCTTGTTCCGATATCAACGGGTAAGAAATCTACATTGGGATAATGACGTGATTGATAAAAAGACAGAAGTTGCTCTAAATGAAATAGCTGAAAAATTGAGCAGGATTTTGCCGGAATTTTATGGTAAAGTTTCGTTTAACTTTTATAATGGCAAGTATGTGAACTCTAACGTTGAACAAAGTATAAAACCAGATAACCTTAAAAAGGGAGTGAGAAATGATTGATTGGACAGATTTGACCAACGAGACTGTTTTTATGGCTCATTTCTTTCACAAGTTTAAGTGTAAAAGTGTTCAGGCGCAAGAGGGGTTATTGATGATATTGTCAGTAATCAAAAAGCCAGAAACAAAAATGCCAGTGATAACCTTAAAAAAGGAGCAATAAATGAGTGAACAAAAATTCAAACGAGGAGACGTAGTTCATATTGCGGTAAATCTTGGCCAAAGTATGTCTCATTTTACAGCAGATAAAGATGCGGTAATTGTTGGTTCTTATGCAGACCAATTTGGAGGGAACGACACAAAAAGTTATACTGTTTTATTTATTGACGGTGGCGCCGAAGTTTCGTGGTATAACGAGCACCAATTAACTTTTTTGCATTATGGCGGGGAAGAACTTATTACCAAAATCAGGGAAGACACAGAGGCAAGAAGAAAGATTATAAGCAATTTAGATTGGATTGTTAATAACTGGAAGGATATAAGAAAAG